TTAACTGATCCACCTTCTTTAAGGTTTAGCTCATCTGCTTCAAATACTTGATCTTCATCACTAACATCACCTAGACTAGAAAAGAACTCAGTAAATATACTGTCACCTGTAGACATATCTTCCATATCTTCCTCAGTAGATATTAATGTTCTATCTTCTGGTGATTCTACTTGAGGAGGAATATCTCTAAACTTTCTAGGTGACTCCTCATTAATTAACATTTTTTGAGTATCATCTTTTATAGGGTCTGGTGCTACACCTGTTAAGTCTCTTTCTTTAGGAGTTATTGCTTGAGGAGGTAAATCTAATTGTGTTCTAGGATTTTCTTCATCTCCAGGATCTACTTCTAATGTAGGTTCTGGTATTTTCTCTTCTTCTAACATTCTATCTGTTTCAGTTTGTTGATAGTTAGAATCTAACTCTTGTTTAATTCTATCTACGTTATATTCTTGATTAATCATTTTTACTCTATTAGAGTCGTTAGAACCATAAATTAATTTTACAGCTTTTTCTGTTGTTAGATTAGGATTGGTTAAACCTTTTATTTCCGCAAATGCATACATAACATCTAATGCTATTTTAGGATCTTCAATTATTAAATCTGGGTTGTCCATTATTTCAGGTCTATTAAGTTTATCTGCAACAGCTTGATAATTTGCTCTACCTGTTAATTGAATATAACCTCTACCTCTAAAAGTATATCCATCAGAATCTTCAGTATTTCCTAACTTAGAACTTTTATCTCTATTTTTATCTGCATACACAACATTTGCTAATTCTTCTGGATTATTTAACAGAGAAGATTTTATTTTTGCATCTGTAGTATATCCTGCTCTTTTAAGTGTAGGACCAAAAACTTCTTTTAGTCTTTTTACTGTAGTATAATTTAAATTTTCTGTCTTATTAAAATCATAAGATTTATTTGTTTCGTAATAAATATTACCCATAAGGTTTTTAATAGCATTAATTTCTAAACCTTTATTTTTAAGATAGTTATAAACCTGTTGATTTTTAGGTCCAAGTCTTGCTTCTGCCATATCAAGTTCCTTTTAATACTGTCTGTACTTCTACTTGCATAGACTTTAACTTTCTAAGCATAGCAATAGCACCTTGCGCTCTATATATTTCTACTTCATCATCACTCTGCTCTAGTACACGTAGCGCATCGTGTCTCTTAGAGTCTAGGTATAAACTAAATAGTTCCTCAAAATCTGGTGTATTGACTAACGGTAAAATGTCTCTAGCAGTTTTAACGTCAAGCATTACCACCACCTCCTTGCTGTAGCATAGCCATTAGCTCTGGTGGTATTTGTTGTCCACCACCTTGAGGTGCTTGTGCCTGTTGTTGTTGCTGTTGTGTTCCTGCATTAGGTCCACCACCTGTAGCAAATCCTTGTTCGCCTGGTGCTGGTGCTTGACCAGTTCCTATATTACCACCTCCTGCACCTGTAGGATCTTGTTGTGGTTGTGGGTTCTCTGCTACGATCTGTTGTTGCATCTGTTGTAATAGCAATGCTTGTCTAAATGCTTCTTCAGGATTGTTTGTTACCTTATCTACATCCAGATCCATAGTTGCTGCTATCTCACGCATGATGTATGGGAACTTAGCAAATGGTGCTAGTACAGGACTGCTTGCAATCTGTAAGAAACTAATAAGACGTTGAGATCTAACTTCATTCTTCATAAAGCTTTCAGTACCTCTAGCCCTAATTTCTAAATCACCTTTTATCTCTGGATCAAAGTCAAACTGCATATTAAATGCAAACAATGCCTCACCCATAGGACGTAGCATATAATCATCCATATTCTTAATTACTGTACGAATAGCATTACTGGCTGCACCCATCAACATAGATATACCTGATGCAGTTCTACCTGTACCCTGCACACCAGTTTGTCCGTATGAGTATGATGGTAATCCTGATGACTCATCTGATAATACTCTTGCTTTATCAAACAACATCATATTTTCACTTGACACGTTTGGAAATTTAGTACCAAATATAGCTTGACCAGGCGCACCACCTTGTCTTCTAAAGATTTTACCTGGATATACTGTAAGATCCTGACCAGGTGCTAGGTTTGTTTCATCTACCTCTATCAATAGATTACCAGATAGAATAGCATTGTCAACTGCTAATCTCATAAAACCATTCATTAGTGTTTGAGTATCATCCATATTTTCTGATAATCCCACACCAAAGAAACTATATGGGTTTAGTTCGTATGGACTAGCAACATAAGGAATACGTTTAGGTACAAACGGATTGATAACAAATCTTAGGATCTCATTATTACAAGTCCAGCAATTAATTTGTACCTCATCATCATTTAAATACTGTGCAGGTATTTCTAGTCCTTGGTTTTCAGCTATCTCTTTATCTATTGTACCCCAGAACTCTAATACTTCAAATCTTTCTACATCACTACCACCAGAATAGTTACCTGAACCAAACTCTGAACTTACTTCATTGTCAGTTAGGCTTTCTTCCCACCATTCACGATCATAGTTCTCACCATCTAGTATAGCTTCTTCTATTGCAGAGGATCTAAAAAATGGACGTTTCTTTAATGCACGTAGTTGAGATCTGGTAAGTCTGTGTCTTTCTACTACATAGGTACAGTCTTCTATATTAAATGCATCTGGATCTGGATAAAAATCCCAAACTGATGTATGCTCTACTTTAGGTACAGTTACAATAGATGGATCATAGTTACCATCTTCATCCCAGTTAGGATACTCTTTATCTATAGCAAACGGACCCTTCATTATTGCAGTACCAAACAACACACACTCAAATACAGAGTGTCTTAAATGTTTAGTTGCAGAGGATTCCTCTAGCTGATCTTTAATTTTCTTTTCCATCTTTTTAGCAGCAGCCATAGCTGGATGGAATGTAATAGCAGATTGTGTTTGTCCTGGTCCTTCTTTAAGACCTTCTAGATCTTCTAGGTCTTCCTGTAGTGAACCTAATCTTTCTTTTAGAATATCTGTAGTATCACCTGGCTGTAGATCATTACCATCACCAGGAGAACCATACATACTCCTAAACTCTTCCATAGCCTTTTCTTGTTCTTGTTCTTTAGGATCTATGTGTACTGATTCTGCTACACCTTCAGGTATTGTAGTAGGCTCTACTCCTATAGGAAATCTATTCTGACTAAATAGAACATCTATAATCTGACCGTATGCAGCTAATACTTTAGTCTTAGTTACTTTAATAAATACTCTAGACTTCTCTGTTTCGGTAAACTGAACATCAGGTCCATACAATCCACGGTAGTTTCTATATGCCTGAGTCCATCTTTCTTCATCTGAATACCTACTAGTCTTTGCTCTTTCAAATCTAGACTTAACATAGCTAACTAGATTATCATACTTCTTATCTGTCTTGGCATCGTCAAGAGCAGAGATTTCGTTTTCATCTACCATTTTAACTCCTTTTATTTCTTTTGGGTTGTAAGGTTCTGTTTCGTTTCTTAGTTATTACTTTTAAATTTGATCTTCTGTTGTCTCTAGGATTGCCATTCTTGTGATGCACTTCCATGCCTTTTTTAGGTTGTACAAGTTTTCTAGCTTTGTTTCTACCTGCTCTATCTAGTTTACCTTTAGCAGTACCATGTGTTCTAGCATATTCTTTTTTATAATTTCTAGGTTTTTTCATATTAATACCAATGACTATAAACAAACACACCGATGATAAGTATTAACCCAAGTATCATACCAGCGTATGCCCAAAACATCTAATATCCAAACGTAGCATCCGATGCTTGGTAACGGTGTTTAGGTGTATTCTCATACGCTACTCTTATATTCGTAGGTCTAGACATTATCATATACCTCAGTGCATCATATAAGTGATCTTCAGACTTAGTATCTACATCTTCAGGGTTTCTAGCATCCACTGGTAATGCTGCTATCTGACTGATCAAGTTCTTACAACTCTTTAATATCTTTATCTTAGGCTCACCAGTATCTTCATCAATCATCAATCTCTTATGTAACTCTATCTTACCTGCTACCCTAGATCCTGGTGATCTGTCTGATGGTCTAAATCTACATCCTTCTCTATTCATAGTCTCTGCTATTGATGGACCTGCATCACCTCTCTTAGCCCAACACGAACTATCTAGTAATGCATCCTGTATTCTACCATCGTTTTCTTCTACTTCTATAATCATCTGACCTAATCTATCTGCTGTCAAACGATTAACATATAACTCTCTGTATATCCACAAACACCCATCGTAATCTACTGCACCCCATAATATACCTGAATGTGCTGCATATCCAAAGTCTGCTGATCTTATCTTAGTCCATCCATTAGGTATCTCAAAACTATCACACGTATGTATTTCTTTATTAAACTCAGGGAATGCACCTTCATCTACTACATCCCAGTCACCATACAGAAACTGTTTACGTTTAACTTCTGGTAGTGATGCCAACATAGCAACATAACTTTGATCTTGTGTGAGATACGGATTATCCCATACTGATGCTGCTATAAACTTTCTTGTTATTTCGCTTGACAGTGTTCTACCATCTAGCTCATACTCTATCTTCTCAGTTATTCTAGTGTTTGGTTCAGCAGGATCTATAAATAACTTCTTAACCCATGCTGATCCTATATTACCTGGATTACCTGTAGCTCTCATATGCAAAGGTATACTAGGATCTGTAGTACGTAACGATGATTTTAAGAACTGCCATATATCTGAATTAGCATACTGAGGTAGCTCGTCTATACCAATCCACGAATAGGACTGTCCTTGGTATCTTAACACATCTTGTAAGTTTTCGCAATACCCAAATTCTATTCTAGCTCCACTTGGAAAGTACCACGTATTCTCTTGACTCTTAAACTTAGCACCAGATGCAGCTTTAGGATATATCTGTTGCGTCTGGAATATAACATCTCTTAGTTCTGGCATCGAACGTCTTATAAGCAATGCACGATGAGCAGGTTTGTGTACATATCTTAATGGAGCTATAAGAAGAGAGTAAGTTTTACCACCACCTCTTGCACCTCCATAGAAAACTTCGCGTTCATTAGCAGAAAGAAATTGTGTTTGAGGACCAGGATTGGGCTTGAAAACAACTTCAGGTTCTTTCTGTTTAGTGTCCGTAAAATTTATAGATTCTTCTGGCTCTTTACCATTGTCTAACTCTTTACTTAATCGTCTCTTCGCTTGTTCTGCCTTGATTCGGGTTTGTTTCTCAGTGTTTTTAAGGTCTTCGATTCTTCGTTGCTTGGGAGATAATTTACGTCTACGAGTCTTTCTCCTAGCATCCAACTCTTCTTCAGTCCATGCCAACTTGTGTAACCTAGTAGCAGAAAGTTTTCTACCAGTTTCATTTTCTAACCACGCCGCCACCTTTCGTACAGAGTGATTACCTTCACGAATTTGAGTAACCGCTTCATCGAATTTACTAAGGACTCCTTCATTAGGCATATACCATGCCACATTCCTTTTGTCAACTTGATAATCATATCCGTATGGAATTTTACCAATTGCTTTAATTTTTCTACGACTTGCATGATCAATCCTTTTGAGTGTCATCATCTTCCTCTAGGGGAGGCAATATCACAACAGCAGAAGCTACGCCCTTATGTTCGATCTTCTCTGTTTTAACTATACCAGTACGGTCTAGGATTTCTTTGGCAGCTGCTAAACGATCTCTATTACCTAATGCACTAGGATCATCTAGTATGCCTGACATAGAGAGAACAGCTTTAGGAGCATTAGCCGCTAACATATTCTCTGCTCTCTCTATTATCTCACTTTTCATTTGGCGAATGAGTCTAGCAGGATACTCTGTTGGAGCATAACCTGCAATGTTCATAGCGTTACGGAAGTTACCTTGCGCTTCCCCAAACAAAGCATTTAGAAAAGCTTCTTGTTGCTCAGTCACATTAATAACCTTTCTTGTACATCCCACCTCGTTTGGTGAAACCACCTTCTCTCATGCCATACTTCTTTTTAACAGCACCGCCTTTACGAAAGTTCATTTCTTCTTCATCTTTCTCGTTCATCTTACGAGTTCTAATCATTTCTTCTTCACTACGTTTATCACCTAAAGCTCTGGCAATCTTTGTACCGATACCTTCTTCTTTAGAACCTGCTGATTTATCTATTGTAGTATCTTTAGTTTTAGCTTTTGGTTTTTCACTAGCAAGTTCTGCTGGCCCTGGTTTTGCTGTTGATTTTAATGCTTTAGGTTCAGGAATTTCTTTTACAGTTTTAGGTCTAGGTTGTGGGCCAAGATTAGCAGAACTAACTCTAGGCATACCTCTTGATTTTCCTGCATCACCTCCTTGAAAATCTCTACCTAATTGAGATTTTTCTTCTTTTAATTTTTTTAATTTTTCTTTATTTTGTTCAATTCTTTTTTTAACAATACCTCCAAGACCAGATGCTTTTTGTCTTTTAAGTGTACCTTCTAACTCTTTTATTCGTTTATTAAGTTTTTCTAAGGGAGTTAATTTTTTCTTTTTTCTATTCATCTGTGACATAATTACGTTCTCCTATATGATCTGGTTTTGCTTGCAATGCGCTTGGGTTGCTTTACGTGTTGCTTCCCTGCTTTTCTGCCTTTACGTTTTGCTTTAGTTGTAGCTGCATACTCAGCGGAACTAAGCGACTTAATTGCTGCTGAAGGAAGATACCTTTCACCAGTAGCTTTCGGACCTTGTGTAGATGGTTTACCTGACTTGGTACGCCACTTCTGTTTAGTCCATTTCTTTAAACTTCTCTGTGGGGCTTTCATTTGCTTTTATTATTCCATAATTCAAACAACACTTTGACTTTTTCCTTTAAGGTATCTATTTCTCCATGCATCTTCGCTAACACTATAACTAAGGTTACAAAACCAAAAGCGATAGGCCAGCCAGATACTATTACCGACCAAGTATCGTCCATGTCACGACTTATAACCTCCCCCAGCTTTTTTATAAGCTTTTGCTAACATCTGAGCTTTTCTCGCTGACCATTGTCCACTAGCACCGCCCTTACTACCTGCTTTAATACGATTAAATATTTTTTTACGCATACCAGGCTTAGTATAATTACCTGCTTTATTCACTGTTGATTTAGATTTGGATTTAGCCATATTCATCTTCCAGATAATAAGCGACTCCTGAAGTCATACTACTTCCCCCACCAAAAAATAATCGCCATCCCAAGTTATTATTTATTTCTTTTTCTTCATTGTACCGCCATGCATCATTTTCTTTTTCATCATAGCAGCTCCCCCTTTATTCATTTTCTTTTTCTTCATTGGTGGTCTTCCTACTTGTTTTCCGTATGTACCTTTTCCTTGGGGCATATTTTTCTCCTTTAGCCTCTATTACGCCAAAACTCTTTACTCTTGACGTACTTATCTATGTCCACCTTTTCTTGAGATGGTTTGTGGCAGTCACATCTGCACACATTGGGATCACACCCACATTCAATACAACTATCACAATGCGTTCCATTAGTTGTTAGAGTATCACACTCACATATCTGACCTTCTTCTGCATCATCACACTCACATAACTTAACTGAATCCACTTTTATCCACTCTTCATCTAGTAATAATTGCTCTCCTGCATCTGTTAGAGAGCCTGTTGCAT